CGCGTCCTGCTCTGCCCATGTGCGAGTGCCGGCGATGACGACGCAATCAACTCCGAGTTGTTGGAAGTGCTTCTTGGCCTCGATCACGAAAGCCTCCATCACGGGGCGCACCTTGGGGAGCAAGGTGTCGAGGTTCTTCTGTGAGCGGGCGTCGATCATTTGGAGACTCCCTTGACCTTTTCCCATGACCTAAAGCCTCCCAATCCGAGGAGGCCGAACAACACGGTATTCAGCGCATCATGGTCGAGTGCAACGACCGGCGCCGGCTGCTTCGTGTAGAGGGTGTAGGCGAACGAGAAGAAGGGTTGGATGACGAATTGCCATGCAAAGGCCGTGGCGCATACCCACCCCACGCAGGGACGCCACCCGGATACAAAGATGTTGGAAGAACCGGCCTCGACTTGATTGATTTCTGTCTGCGCTTTGGCGGCATCCGCTTCGATTTGGATCAACTGCTGTTGAAGCTCGGCATGGATCTTGATCTGTGCGTCCCGATCTGGAACGAACTTGTTCACGATGCCTCCAATAGTCGTGACCATTTGGGGAATATCCCAAGTCATAAAAGTCTATTTATCGGTGTTGAGCCGGTGTTCAATGGTGATGATTTTCTCCCCTAACATCTCAATCTTTTGGGTCTTCTGTCCTGCAAAGAACAGACTCCCGAAAATCTGGACGACCAGAATGCCAATAACAGTTTGAATCAGGCGATGATTCCGATCAGCAACCAAGGCCCGTTCCTCAAGGACGGTCTCTATACGCTCAAGTTTAAGGCGTAAAACTGCTACATCATCTGCGCTCATTTAACATCGTCTACCTGACTGATGTTAAATAGGCAAGAGAAACCGCAATATAAATGACTGCGCCGGTGATGTTATCGTCGGGGATACCCTTCTTGATAAGCTCCGTTCTGACCTCGTTGTAGGCAATTTGGGTTCGGACAACCCCAGGGTATTTGTCCTCGGAGAGCTTGAGAACCCTGCGTTTTGCGACAGGGTAGCACTTGATTAAAAGCCAGAGGTCGCGGAGGAGTTTCATCTAGGCAGAGTGCTGGGCGATCAGGTCGCGGAGTTGCTGTTGGACATCGGCGGGCAGGAGCGCTGCGGCACGGAAGGCATCTTCGTTTTCCTGCATGACGCGCTGCACCTCGGCGGCATCGTAGGAGGCCAGTACTTCCTCCACACGCGCCTGTAGGTAGGCTTCGGGAGTGGTCTGCTCGGCACCCTCGACGCTGTTGGCGCGAGAGACGATGGCGTTGAGGCCGGAGAGTTTGGAGGGGTCGATGGAGAGAGTCATAGGAAAAGGCTGTTAGGCTGAAGGCTGAAGGCTGTTAGGTTCTGAATCTGAGGCGTCCTGCTTGATCGCTGATGCGAGGACTTCGATGGCCTGTTGGATGGCGATGAATCCTTGTCGAGAGATGGCGTTGATGTTGCGTGGCTCGAGAGCTTCGGAGATCAGTTGCAGGGCTTGGGCGGGGGTCATGTTGTTCATAGATTAGGCGAGGGCTACGGACTTCAGAGTGCCTCCATCATTCACCCACAGCTTCACATTTCCTGTGGTCGTGTTCTTAATGACCCTGCACCTTGTCGATGGAACATCCGAGGTGGTTGGGTCTGCCGCTTGAGAGGAAAAAGTCCACTCTAACCCGACATAAAAAGTTGCATAGGTGTTGCCCCTGATCCTAGCTCCAAGGATTCCTGCTGAATAAAGGTCAAATGCTCTTGCCGTCCCCGTGCCGCCAGCCTCGGTTCCGATTTCGAGGACGTTGCTGTTCCAGCGCATGAAGCCGCGCTCGAAGTTTGTCAGTCCTACGTCCGTGTAGTTATAGAGGCGGAATGTCTGTGGCACGGGCGAGGCGGCAGTCCCGCCATTTCGCAGGGCAAGCGTGTTGGCAGCATCGCGGGCGAGGATGGTGTCTGGATTGACTGCCGGATTGCTCGACAACGTAAACCCAAGAGTGGAATTTAAGGCAATCCTCACCCCTCCTGTAAGAGCTGCGGAGTTAGTGTATAGGTCACTCGGAGTGCTAAACTGTCCCGATTTCAGAACGGTGAACCGACTCGTACCTCCAACCTGCAAATCGAGGAGGCGGCTCGTTGAAGCACTCGCCGTGTCGGTGACATTGAGCAAGATTCCCCTAGCAACACCCGTCGTGTTCCAAGTGCCGCTGAGATCGAGAAGCGGGGTCGTGTTCGTTCCGGTGACCGAGTAGCTGGCAGTCAGGGCAGACGTGTTTGCGGCGGCAGTGATCGTCTGGCCGACTGAGAAGGAGTTGTTGATGTTGTCGAGCGAGACATTCGACGAGAGTCGCGCATCGGCAAGGGTTCCGGTAGTAAGGAGCGATGCGTCCGTGGTGGCACTTCCACCCGATCCAACCAGATCAAGCTTGTTAGTGATAGGGTTGAATTGGTAGCCCATGACTACGACTTGGTGACGGAGACCAGATTCGATCCGCTATAGGCAAGCGTGAGGGTGGCAACCGTAGTGCCACTCGCTCCACCCGACTTGTACACAACGGACGTCAGGTTGCCGCTGGTGTAGGAGAGGGAGATGTAATCATTCGGAGGGATCGCCATGCCTGCGATGGAGGCCGCACTTGCCTTCGTCGCTGCGACATCAGCCGCAGTCGTGGTCAGGATCGCATTAGTGACATCTTGTTTCCCTTCTATGTCAGAAAGATCCGCAGTCAGGTTAGCTTCCGTGTCAACCAGCAACCTCCCCGTGGTTGCGTCCACAAGGAGAGGTGCTGCCGGCCCTGTCTGCTCGACGGCAGGGAGGGCATCCCCACTTGTCCAGCGGACAGCAGGACGGGTTAAATGCGGATTAAGGAAGTCGGACATGGACTACTTCTTTTTCTCGACAGCAGGGGCTTCCTCTACGGGAGCTTCAACGGGTTTCTCAACCTCGGAGAAGGTCTCAATCGTCAGGATGTCGGATGTCTGGGGGTGGGTTTCGAGTGATGGCATGGTCGTGGAGGGTCAGGGGTTGAGAATGTCGGGCCAAGTTTCCTTGATTTCGGAGAGCGTGTCGGGGAGGGGGAGCTTGGTCACATCGCGTAGCTCCTGCTTTGCTATCGCAATCTGCGATGCCTTCACGGAGTCTTCCACCTCGATTGCCTTCATGTAGTCCACATCCAGCTTTGACAGGATCGGCTTCCTAGCCTCGCGGAACTTGTCGAGATGGAGTGCCTTCGCCTTGTCGATGTTGACCTCTGCTCCTGCTTCCTCGTTGAAGTCGTAGGCGTTGAAGTAGTCGTTATCGACTTCAAGCGAGTCCACGATCTTATAGGGGACACCCTCTGGGACATCCTTTGCGGCGATCTCTTCAATCGACAGGCTCGGATCAGCGGGGATAATGACCGCGACTTGTCCGTTTGGCTGGGGGTAGGTGATGAAGGGCATAGTGATTAGTTTCCGAATACTTGGATATTCACTATCGACATATCGTATCCAGCATTCACTAGATATATATTATACTTAAATGATGAAGTTGTATAAACTGTAGCTCCTCCAGAAAAGTTACTGCTGGTGCCAGATCCAGTTGAGTTTATTGACCCTACGACTGCATAATCCGCATCTGCCATAGGCGTTGCAAAATTGACCGTGTAGTTGCCTGTGTTGTTCTTTGTGATGGAGGAGACGTTGTAGCTAGAGCGGATTGCGCTTCTATTCCATGCAAAACCAGAGGCAGCTCCGTTGCCATTAACTGTCTGCGAAACCGTCGCAGGGCCAGCAAGGAGTGTGAATTGCACCACCGTCGATGAGACGATATTGGTGATCTGAACCCCTACCGTGGAGACATTGACTCCGCCGAGTGTTTGATTAGTTCCAGAGATGTTAAATGTGTAGGTATTTCCCAAATTGGCAGATGTCCAGCCGCCTGCACCAGACCAAGTTCCTATGCTGCTTCCACTTGTCACTGATAGACTGCTCCCAGCCCCAGCGGTTCCTGAAGCATTCAATTCTCCATTGAAATTAACCCAACATTTTGCGATCTGAAGCCTCTCCGTGGTTCCGAGCTTCGCGGCAGTGATGGTGTTGTTGGGAACTGTGGCGGCAATGGTAGCGTTTGCAGACCCGTCAAATGAGGCCGTGCCGGTGACATCTCCAGAGAGACCAATGGTGCGAGGCGTGGTCAGTCTCGTAGCTGTCGAGGCATTACCCGTAACGGCTCCCGTTACAGGGCCATTAAACGAGGTAGCAGTCAGGTTGCCAAAGGCATCCCAGACAGGGCCACCCGTGGACAGCTTGCCCGGAGTGATGCCACCCGCCAGCATGGTGTTGGTAATCGCACCAGCGGCGATACCGCCCGAGGACTGCGGCACCCAAGCAGGGGTTGCACCGGCAGAGGAGGCTTGAAGCACATAGGGGGCGGCTCCTGATGCGGTTGCCGTGCCAGGGATCGTCGCGGCTTCCTGCACAAGCATGGTGAGCTTGTCTAAAGCCTTCTCATGGGCAGAGGCAGGGAAGCGGTCGCCGGTAGTGTAGGAGGTGAGTTGAGTCTTGGAGGTGCTACGAGTAATGATGACCGTGGAGGTCGCAGGGATAGCGGAGGTCGTTGTGATACTGCCAGTTGTGCCGTTGCCGCCCGTGACCGTGTAGCCCGTGCCATTGACCAATGTCGTAGGCACTCCTCCCGTGTTGACCACTACAGAGAGATCGGTAGCGTCGAAGAACGGAAAAGAGACGGGATATGCCGCAGAAGTAGAGGCATTTCCAGAGTAGGTTACTTGAGAGGCAGTCGTAGAAACGGACATTGCCGCTACTACTAACTAAAGTTAGTGCGCTCGGCAAGAGGAATGTTAGTCTCCTGTTACTGCTTTCTTTGCGTTCTTACTAACTCCGAAGGCATCGTTGGCTAGATGGGACAGGGAAGCGGCTGCGGCAATGCTCTCGTTGAACAAGCCCCCCACGCTCAAGATGCCGTCGATGTCCTTAAAGGTCATCTCCCAATCGGCGTCACCCTCGACATATTTGGGGATGTGCTTCATGGCCCGGATGAACCCGCCAAAGTTAATCAGGGAGCCGGTCTGGTGGTACTGGTTCACGGCATCATAGAATCCCGTGCTGACGGCGTCACCAAGGACGGGGATGCCCCTGACTTGGATGGAGTCAACCAAGGTCGAAGTCAGCATCCGCTTTAGCCCCCAATGCTTCTCGTCAAACCACTCGTCATCGTCGTCGTCCCTCGCGTCACTCCAGGCATTGCGGATGACATTGCCGAGTAGGGAGTTGAGGACAACCAAGGAAACCAATGTCCTGCCGATACGGGCGGGGTCTTGGACATTGATGGCATAGGCGGCAAGCCCCAGGTTCTTGCGCGACTCCGAGGCAAAGGCCCAGAAGTTGCGGATAAGCCCCGTGGAGGTGTTTTCAATGACCGACCTTGCGCCCATGCGCGTAGGTTGGGCGAGCTTGTCCACGGCCCTTTCTGCGACACTCTTGGCGTATGCTTCGGGGGAGGGGATGCCCATCTGCTTCGCCTGCTTGAGGTGGTAGTCGTAGGTGATGGCATAGGTGCCTGCCGTGAAGATGGCATCTGCCCCGGAGATGAGGCGACCTAGCTTCTCGACGGCAGACTTGACCACATTCGGGCGATCCGACTTCAACCCCTCGACTGCCTGCCTGACAATCGGGGGCATCTCGTTAAGCCTGCGCTGGATATAGTCAGACTCAAATGCCGCCTTCCACCCCAGATTGCCAGAGAGGAGTTTGCTCATGCGTAGGATGTAGGCGCCGGTGGGCATCTCTGCGAGTGCCGCCCCTAGCTGCGTGGACTGAATGATGATCGTGCCGATCCTGCCGACAAGGGCGACCCGTGCCGCCCTGCCTCCAGCTTCCGAGATATCCTTGGATAGTCCAAGCTGCGCCTCTGCGCTACGGACTCCACCCTGCGAGAAGAGGTCTGTCCAGGTGTTGAGGACTGCCTTGGCCTCCTTGCCGCCCTTGGCCTCGATAGCATTCTGGACATCGCGGTTGCGGAGGATGCCATTGGCCTCTGCCATGAAGGGGGCGTAAGCCTTCCAATGCTCCATCTGCTTCGTATGGGCAATGTAGGTCTGGAGGGCGTCTTGGAACTTCGGCTCGGCAATCGCCTGCCCACGGGATCGAAGCGCACCGGGAGAGGTTCCCCTTGCCGCCATGACGCCTCCCGTTACAGGGTCGATAGCAGTTCCAGCGGGGGCATTCACGGGGGCAACCGTGACAGGGGAGTAGTTCGCTATCTTGGGGAGGTTGATCCCGTTCAGCGCCTTGTAGACTTTATTAATTGAGTCGTATTCGGTGTCGTACTTCTTGAGGAGGAAGTCGCGGAGTGCCTTCGCCTCCTTGGAGAGATTGGCTTCCAGAAGGTCAACAAACTCCTGCGTGTAGTTCCATGCGGAGATGGGCTTTCCTCCATCGTCGAGCTTGCCGATCATGTGCCGCTTCCCATCCTCCTGCATCCAGAGCATCGTTGCGGCGACTGCCTCCATCTCGGAGAACTCCAGGTTGCTCCAGCGTGTCCCCTCAAACGGCTTGAGAGACTTCTGTGCCATCTTCCAGCGGAGTTGTTCACCCTTGAGCTTGTCCTTGCCGGCAAGCCCCGCAAAGAACTTGGAAATCTCGTCCATCTTGGACTGCGTGGCATCTTCCTTCTGGGAGTTGGCGTTGCGCTCACCATTGGCTAGGCGGGTCGCAATATCGGATTTTTCACCAAAGAGGACAGAGACGAACTGATCGAAAGAGATGAGGTTGAAGTACCCCTTCTTGAACTTGCCCTTCCATCCGTTCTCCTTCTTGTCGGCCTCCTGACGCTCGGATAGGACGCCCTCCTTGCCGGTCGCGGCGATGGCTTCCATGCGGCCGGCTTCCCGCTGCTCCTTCTCCTGCGTCTTCTTGAGGATGAAGTTGTAGTAACCCTTGGCCCAAGTCTCCTTGAGCGTAGCGATGGCATGGGCCTTGGCGTTGGAATCCTTGTTCCTCCACCCCCCGACTAGACCGATCAAGTCGGCCTCGCGGATCAGGCGAGCCTCATCTGATGGGGATAGATCCTCGGAATCAATGCGTGAATCAATCGCGGCAAGGTGGGCATTGATCTCCTCTGCACTCCACCTCTGCGCTTCCTTGACCTTGGCAAAGAGGTCTTGGATGTCGGCCCCGATGCCCTTGGGCTTTTCACCTGGCTTGTCCTTCTTGGGTTTGGATCGTTCAAAGACCCTGTAAAGCTCCTCGTCGTACTCGTTGGAGAGGTACTTCTCCAACTGCTCGTCGATCATGCGGACACGATCTCTGAAGAAGTTGGCGAGGAAGGTGTCACCAGTTCCCCCACGGGCTAGGACTCCAAACCCTCCCACCTTGCCTCTCACCTCTGCCGGCAACTGGCGGAGGATGACCTCTAGCTCGGCAATGCCTTGGATGAGCTTTGCCCTGCGGATCTTCTCCGGGGCCGCGCCTCCCTCCTTGAGTGCGTCGAGGATGTCCTTATTCTCCGCGAGGACTGCCTTAAAACGTTCCTTGGCCCTCTCGTAGAGTGCCATGCGGCCCTCGGCAAACTGCGTTGTGTCTGCGACTGCCTTGTTGACTCGATCAATCTGCTCTTGGGATTGGATGGAGAAGGACTTGTCGCCGTCCACCGGGACATCCTCAACACTTACGGGTTGCCCGTTCTTCTCGGTGATCTGGATATGCTTGCCGTCAAAGATGACGAAGTTGTGGGTCTGATTAGAGTTATTGATAAACTCCTCTGCTTTTTCCTTGGTTGGGAAATAATGACTTCCAGCGGAGTTTGAAACCCTCCACCCCTGACTTGTTTCTTTGATGTCAAAAACAATACGACTTCCCTGATCCAGATAGCGGATGCCTTTGATGCCAATGGATGCCATTGCTTCGGATGCTTGGGCAATGTCGTTTTTTCCCTCCCGTTCGCCAAAAGATCCAGCAACAAGTTGATAAATGGTTGCGCCTTGTGCGGTTGCGTCCTGCAAGTAGCTATCGGCAATTTCTGTTGCCGTGCGATCTTTGATAATCGACCCCAACGCCTTCCTCACCTCCTCACTCTGATCGCTCAAAGGCTTATCCCAATCCAGCAACTCGTGATCCTCTGCGTCGATGGTCACCCCGTAGAGGTTGCCGGGATGTGAAACGTCAATAGCTTCAGATTTCGCTTTTTCTATGGCTTGCTTAAACCTCGGTTTCCATTCCTTAAATGCCGAAGACGCTTTGTTTTTCAGTTCTCTAATTAACTCGTTTTTTGATCTGTAATTTTTGGGAAGTGAATGCCATGCGTCCGTGATCAGTTGATCTATTTCTGGAAGCTGATGCCGATTAAGTCCGTCATATTTTTTGCCGTCAATGGATAGCGATGAATGCGCCCTTCCAAGGATAACCTTGTAATTCTCTGCAACGTCTTGGTTTTGAGCAAAATACAATCCGTATCCAAAAGCCTGCCCCCCTTCGCCGGTGCCGATCTTTTCCGTAGAGAAGCGGTCAACCTCATGCGGGGTGCCGTGGTAGGCGCGGATAGCAAAGCTAGTCGGCCCGACGATCTTGGTATCTCCCACCATGCGGACATCTGCTCCTGCTTCGGGAGTGGCGCGGGAGTCTTGGAAGAGGTCTAGTTGCTGACCACCACCCTGTTCCCCCTCAATCCTGTTGACCTCGCGCTCAATCATGCTGGCGTCACTCACTCCCATCTTTTCGGACAGGTAACGCTCAAACTCGGCGTCAATCTTGCCATCGGCAAATGCCTGATCTAGGAGCTTGGCTCGACGCATGAACTCGACAAACTCGGCGTAAACCTTCTTGAGGAATGCCACAAAAGAGGAGGGGAGGTTGGTCTGGTCAATCTTGTTACGGGCGAAGTCTTGAAGGATTTGCGCCATGCTCTCACGCACCTCGGCATCTGTGCCGAACTTGTATTTAGCGACTCCTGCTGCCGTGGTCTGGCTAACCCATGTCCTTGCCTGCTCCTTGGTAATGCGACCCTCTGCAATATCAACGTCAAAGACGCCATGTGCAATCTCCTCAAAGGCATCTTGTGCGGTTGCTCCATCGTATAGCTTCACGAGTGCCTTGTATTGGCCCTCTCCGTATGGGGTGATGCGGCTTTCTCCAAGTACCCTAAGTTTGGCTAACTCGGCGGGATCGTTGCCGTGCGCCGTGATGCTGGCCTCTATGGCTTCAACCATCTTGGTGTCACCCTTGGCTTTTGCATCCTGGAGTAACTGCTCAATCGACACCTCACCCCCAAGCTGCGCTTCAAAGTTCGGGAGCTTGTCTTTCCTCCAATCGGAGTCCAGCAAGTCGGCTACGACATTGGCCTGACTCTTGATCTCGGCCTCGCCTCTGTCTGCAATGATGGTGACTGCCTCATCCTCGCTTGCTACACGGGCGACTTCCTTGCCTGCCGTGTCCCTCACGATCCATTCGCTTGTGCCGTCTGCCTTGGTATTGACTTCAACCGTGTCGCCGGCCTTCTGTGACCTAGCCTCGGCAATGGAGGCGGCAAGTTGCTCTTTCCCTGCGGTGATGTCCTGCTCTGTGCGCTTGCTCCACTCCTGCTGGATACGGGCGTCCCGTTCCTCCGGGCTTTCCGCCTTGTTGATGTAGTCCCTCTGTGCAGGCCCGAATCCTGCGATGGAGAGTTGCTTGTCTGCCAACTGCAAGGCGGGGTTCTTGAGGTCACGATAGGTGCCGATACCTCCACCGATGAGGGCGAGGGGAAGCACGGCAAAGAAGGTCTCGGCCCTGCTCCCGACATAATCCTTCATCAGTTCCCCGAAATCCTTGTCGGGCATATCCTCGCGGAGTGCTGCCGCCAGAGTCTCGGTGAGTGGGGCGATAAGATCCTGGGCGCCTTCCTGCAAGTTCTGCTCAAGCACCTCAACTCCAACCGTGGTCATCACCCTGCGGATGCCATTGTTCTTGATGCCATTCAGTAGCCCACCAAAGACGGGGAGCTTGCCATTGATCGCGCCCAACTGGAGGCGATCCAAGGCGGCATTGCCGGCACCCTCCACAAGCGAAAGCCCCTTGGCAAAGGTGGGATCAATGTCGGGGTTCTCAAGCATGATGCGGTCATACTCCTGCGCCTGGTATGCAAGCATCCCTATTGCGGGGTTGATCGCTACGGGAACCATGATACCAAGTGAACCAGCAAGCCCGTATGCTCCACGCTCAATCGCGGAATCCTCAAAGACCGGCCTGATCGGATCAACGCTGCTCTTGGCTGCGTTGCGAAGCTCGCGGATGACGCCGAAGGTCTTAAGATCCTTCTCCGCCTCTGCCTTGAGGGTTGCCACCTCTTCGGGAGTGGCCTCCCGTCCCGTCAGGTCAATGTTGATCGCGGAACCTACAACTGCCTGCGAGGGGCGGAATACATCGTTGAGGGTAGGGGTTCCCTCCCTCCTTCGTAGCCAGACTTTGCCCGTGGCGAGGGTGTCGCGCATCTCGCGGAAGGCGTCCTCTTGTAATTGCAAGGTTCCCTGCGGAATGAAGTCAAACCCACGGGAGAAGGACTGACCCATGTTGATCGCAAACTGCTCTATCCCTGCCCTGTCAATGTGACCCGCCTCGGCAGCAAGTCCGATGTAGGAGTAGACTTTCTGCCTCTCCTCCGGGGTGGAGGAGGATAGATGCTCGGCAACTTGGGCGATGCGCTCGTCATCGGCCTTCCCCTGCGTGAAATCCATCAGGGCGGAAAAGGTCTCGGCTCCCTTGCCTCGGATGGATTCGATGTCCTTGAGGGTCTGGTTGTAGACCCTGTTAGCCTGTGCGTGATAGCCGGCATCCCCGTCAATAAGGTCTTTGTGCTGCTCCTCCCATTGCTTCACATACTCGGTGGGAAGCCCGACCATTGCGCGGTTCTTGCCCATGCCGGTGTCTTGGAAAGCCTTCAGCACGACATTGCCGTAGAGTTCGTTGAGTGCCGTGTCCTTGCCCTTCTCCTTGACGAAATACTCCGAGAGCATGGAACGATACTCACTCTCTGACTTGGGTGCCGGCTTGTTCAGCTTGACGGCAATCTGCGCCTTGTAGTCCCCGTACTGCGTGGCGTCCAACTCGTCCAGGGGCTTGCCCATGAGGGCGGCAGTTGCCCTCCAGTTCACCGTCATGTCGGTGTAGAGCTTCGGGTCAATCAGGGCATTGGCCTGCGTCTGGATGCCTGCCATCTCCTTTGTCTGGCTTTTTGTGTCGGGGAGAATCTTGGATAAAAGGTCAACTTCCTTCATCCTTTTGCGCTCATTTTCTAGGCGCTGCCTCTTGTTTTCCTCCTCATCCACAGCAATGCGGTCTGCCATCGAAGGCTGCTGAAGAGTCTGGTCAAGGGCGATCCTGTCAGCAAATACGGGTGCCTGCTCCGGGGGAGGGACGGGAGAAGTCAGAAACGAGGAGTCGTCCTGTGGGGTGGCAGGGGAGGAGGAAGTTAGGTCTTCTGGAGGCATGAAAGCCTAACTTACTAACATCATGCTAGATAAAGGCAATCCGAAAAGGGGGTTGACGCCACCCTGTTAGCGGGTCGATATTGGAACCATGAAGACTATGCTGACCTTGATTGCGATGCTTCTAGTTGGGAATGCGGTGGCGGGGGAGCATATTCTGGATGTTGACAAGATCATGGCAGAACGAGAGGCGCAATATCAACGCCTCCAAGCCGGCCCCAAGATGTCGGATACGATTCGTTCAAACGATGAGGCGGCTGCCCCTATGAAGGTGGATTACTCCCTCATTACTCTGCCTGATGGCAAGACTGCCTCGGTGCTGACCTTCAAGTAGGTTATCCCTTACTGCCGTCCTCGGTGTATTTCTCCACCTTGGCGACCCGTACCCCGTCGAGAGGTTGGTTGCCATCTGGTGAGTAGATGTCCACTCGACCCTTTAGGCGACTGCTGGTGCGGTCATCAAACCGCTTCACCATCTTCTCTCCATTGGATAGGGTCACGACTACCTTGTCCCCGATCTTGGCGCCGGTGGACTTCTCTAGGTCGGGGGAGAGGGCGATGCTTTCACCTGGGGTCAGTTGGTTATCTTCAGCTCCGATCCCACGGGCAGAATTGGAATCATAGTCCTTCTCTCCCGGCTTTTCGTATCCGTACTTGGTGATCTTGCCGGCGGGGGAAACTGGTTCGTCCTTCTTCCTGCTCTTGAGGAAATCAAACCATCCCTTCTGATTGCCGATCTCTCCTGCGGCCTGCTTTGCGCGACCGGCGGCAGTAGCCTCTTCAATCACCTTGTCGGCCTCTGCGCGGGTTTTTGCCCCGGAGTTGCGAAGCTGAAGCTCCACATCCTCCATCTGCTTCATGGCGTCGATGTTTGCCTTGGCCTTCTTTCCAGAGGAATCATCTTTTACCTCCTTGTCGGAGTAGAACTTGCCAAAGACACCACCATCACGGGCAACGGAAAGCCTTTGCGTACCGTACTGGATCAGTTCGGTCTCTGGCTTGAGCTTACCTCCATTGGATGCCATCTCGTTAATTTTGGAATCAAGTTCCTTGTTGATTGCATCACGAAAGATAGAAGGCACGTTTTCGTTGGCATACTTCCTGATCTGCATTGCCTCGGTTGCAGGGTCATCAGTCTGGGGGTAGCCCTTGACCTTGAGCATGGCATCTTTTGAAAAAGCATCTCCCTGTTTGGTATTGAGATAGCTATCTGCAATGGAATCCCTTAACGATGCCTTGTACCTTTCATCTTTGATTTTTGAAAACCTTGGGTCTTTCTCGACATCTACAAACGACTTGAGATTCCCAGAATAGATGTCGCTGGAGATACTTCCGTAGTTTTGATCCTGCTGCACCTTGGAGACATCTTTAGCGTGTTGGATCAGTTTCGGAAGTTGATCCTTGGAGATATTGGACATCCCTGTGATCTGCTCATCCTTGGCGTAGGCATCGGAAAGTTTTGCCGCCCACTCATCGGGTTTGAGGGCGATTTGGGTATTCAGCGCATGAAGCTGCTCCGAGGTGTCAATCTTGCTTAAAGCTGTTTCGTACTGTTTGGGGGAAAGCGCAATACGCATCCCCTCTAGTGATTTTTTGGCATCGTCAAACTTGCCGGCTTCCATCTGAAAATTGATCTTTGTGTCCAACTTCACCATGTCTCCAGCAACCTTTGCTTGAAAAGCATCATGCCCAATCTTGACCTGATCCTTGGATGTCAGATTCAAGTAGTCACCATATCGCTTCTGCTGAACCGATACAGGAAGCGCCTGCCATGAGGGATCGACGTTCTTGGCCCGGAAGTTGGCGTAAGATGATGCCCATGTTTCGGGTCGAGATTGGTCAAGGGAATCTTCTAATTGCGATTTCTGGATGTCATAATTCGTAGAGAACTCGGCCCATGCCGCATTGTCGTTTAGATCCTGCTGCTTGTCGGCTAGGGTCTTTGCGCCCTTGTAGACGCCTTGCCCTGCCTCGGCAACGGATGCTCCCACTAGGCCGGCGGATCGCACGTTCTCTTCCGCTGCACCATAAGACCTAGCAACAGATTTGATCTCGTCTGAAAAATTGGCCCTTGGAATGGTCAAGTCATTGGTCTGCGGCCTCGACATCGAGGCGAGGTCGGGAGCATTTGGGATCTGGGAAAGGGGTATCTGTGCCATAGGTTATTGTTGGGCAGACATCACATACATTCCCTTACTGGGGTCATTGTAGTATGTTTGACCTCCAACATTCTGAACGGGCTTAAAGTTTCCCGTGGTGCTTGGCTTCATAAATCCACCGGCGGCGCTCAAGAGGCTTCCCGTGGCGCTGATATATCCTGCCGTTGCCGTGTTGTTCGCGGCGGTCATGGCGTTGTTGTAGGCAACATCTGCCATCGGCCCTGACTGCCAATCGGCAATCTCTGCTCCGTACTGGTATTGCTTGGCAAGCTCGGCCTGCACCTGGCTCTGGTATGTGGAAAGCGTCCCTTTCCAATCGGTGTCCAAGGCGGCAAGGTTCGTCTTGTAAGCTGAATCCATCCGGGCAAGTTGCGCCATGCCTGCATTGTGGGCCTCGACCATGAGGGGTGAGCCGGTATCAGCGGCAATGCCACTTGCTCCGTATGCTGCCTCTACTTGACTAGTCGCGGCCTCTTCCTGCTGGTAGGATCGGTTGATCTGCTCAAACCCTTGGCGCTCCTGCGAACGGGCGTACTGGTGAAGCACCTTGGCATTGTTGGCGCTTTGCTGACTCTGCGCCATTGCCGTCTTGTAGTTGAGTTCGTTCTGGTATCGGGCGATCTGACCCTGTGCCTGTGCGCTTGCACGACCAAGGGAAGCATTGCGCCTTTGCGCCTCGCTGGAGGAGTAGGCGGAATAGGCGGTGCCGGCTGCACCGATCACGGCCCCCGATACTGCGACGATGGCAAAGCTCATTTTAGAACCCCCTTACTCTCAAAGCAAAGATGACGGAACCCTTCTGGCAACTGGTCATTCTCTGAAGTGGTAATCTTTTCGGCAATATCATCCGGGTCGGTCTTGTCAGTCGCATGGAATGTAGTCCATACGCAACCCTCATGAGTCATGAGTACCCTCCTTGTGCCGGCCTTCGTAACTCCGATGTGACCAGCAAAAAGCCTTTCGCATTTTCCCTGCTCGTCGTAGACATCAACCACTCCACGCTGAACCACAAAGGGATGCTCTGTGAGGTGCGTCCTGCTCGTAACCACCGTGCCGGCAGGCATATGGATGGTGCGGATATACATCCCCGGAGTGAACCGATGCTCCAAGGGCAAGTTGATCTGTGGTTGAGAGGCACAAAACGCCTCCACCACATTCATCTTCTCCCTAGTTCCTAAGATGTTATTAAGTTCCATTTAAGAGTGATTTCGTATGCGAATTAAAGAGAAAAAGCAAGTAAGTTAGTTCTGCGTGGCCTCGCTGACTTCAAAGTTGACCACCAAGGCGGCAACGGTGAAGGGGACGGGTTGGGTCTGCCTGACATAGAGATCCACCCCATCGGCCCAATTCGATGAAGCATAAGCCCTCTCGTAGCCATTCAGCACGGGGGGCGAGGAATCCATGTTGTCGGTCAAGACTCTGCTCACCAGAGGGAACCAGTTCACGCCATCGGTGGAGAGTTCCCCGCCTGTGGACTGATAGACCTTGAGGTTGATGCGCGGAATCCTCATGCGCCGGCCTTGGCTTGTGCCGTCCTGCAAGTTGGTATCGACTCGCTGCGGAACCAGGGTCGAGGTGAAGGGGAGTCCGACCAGAACCCGTGAGGCAGGGATCTGCAAGGTGATCTGCCCCCCGACTACGGTAGGCTGCGAGACGATCAGAGACCCCACGGCGTTGTCTGCCCATACGGAGACTGCCTTGCCCTCAAGGTGTGAAAGGCCCGTGATGGTGGCAGTAGGGGAACCGAATGTCCGAAGCACCCCGGAGTCCACATACCACCAGTTGCTCTTATCTGCGGTGTCCAGCGCATCACGCAATCCGAGCTTGAGCCTTTCCACATAACGGACTGCTGCCCCGTTGATCGTGCGCCTGACCAGTAACCAGACTTCATCCTCTGCATTGGTTCCGTTGATCGTGGCGACACTCTCAACCACTCCATCGGTGATGTGACGGGCGAATCCGACGACTTGCTGTTCGCGCTCATAGGTCATGGAAACCAACTGACCATCTCCTCTCACGAACCAGAGGATCGCGTCAGGCACTCTCTGGTAGGCATTCTCAACGATGCCGGTACGGGTCGTATGCTCGGCAAGGGCGGTGATGTCATTGGATACCCAAGACTCACTTGACCAGGTGTAGATGAGTTCCCTGATCTTGCGGTTCATCCGCTGGATGTAGAGAACCGTGTCGTTGATGATCTGCGCCCCAAGGGGTGATGACCCGTAGTGGGACTGCTGGCGCACGTTGACATTGGTCGGGGTGATTGGGCGGGTCTGGTCACTCGCCTGCATACTCCACTCATCAAGGGTCGTGCCGATCAGGAGGGCGCTCTTGGAAACAAGCCATTGGATCTGACCTCCCGTGGTGGAGGCCAAGGTGAAGAACCAACTATCGGCGTCATAGGCTCCCTGTCTAAAGTTCTGGAAGTCGTTGCTGTAGCTGCCCCAGAGCGAGGAGGGGTTGCTTCCTGTGCCGGCATAGATGATGCGGCTATCGTGGAGGGCAACGGCGGCAGGGTAGCCTTGGACTGCGGAGAAGGCTCCCTCCCTCCATTGAGAGGTGGCGCCGGTGCCTCCAAGGGGTTTTAGAACCCGCGCCGTGACCGATGTTGCGCTAGTAAATCCCGTGATCCTGACCAATCCCCGAAGAGTCGGGTCAAGGGGGGTGAGCATGACACGGGGTGCCGTGCTTCCCGACACAAACCCGCTGACCTTGAGTTGGAATTGGGTTTCAACAGTCTCCTCTCCGCTGGAGGTGGCGTTGTAGTCGCCATTGCTCTTGTAGGTGCGGATGGTCTTGAATGTTGTTCCTCCATCGGTGGACGCTTGCAAGTCTACCTGGGCATTCCATGTGCCGAAGGTCTGGAGGCTCCACTTACCCAAGACGGTAATTCTTCCGCTAGTGGCATTTGCGGAAGTGATGTCCTGACTGATGAAGGTGACGGGGTTGGGGTGTGCTAGTTCAAGGTAGCTCCCGACATGACCGGCTAGGAAGGTTCCCGTGGATGCGGTCAGGGTGATTGCCGTTCCCGTAGTCGCAGAAGGCGTGATCGTCGTCGTCGTGACGTTCTGATCGAGCATCGGCGCCCAGTTATTCTTGATGGAGGGATCTCCAAAAGGAACCTCACCAATCTGCCAAGAAGTATCTGACAGACGGCGGAGACGCTGCGGCGGGTAGGAGGGATGGGAAAGATAGACAAGGTTGTTGATCTGGACGACTTGGACTGCCCGGAGGTCTGCCTCTTGGTAAGGGTGGACGGGAGTCAGGCCGGTTAAGGCATTGAGGTAATCGACTTGGACTGCCTCGACGGGGGTTCCGCTATTGGTAATGAGCGCCCCGTTCTTCCAAAAGCGGATGTAGCCCACACCCAACTCCATGACGATGTGGTTGGTGTCGGAGATGTCGAGACCGATCAGGCGCGACCTCGTTGCCGATGTCTTTGCCGATCCAAGGTACTCTGTCCCTGCGCGACGATTCGCCGGCCCGTAGGGGGTGATGACGAAGTTCTCCAGTACCTTGCAGGAGTTGCGGTATTTTTCGAGATTCGTCCGCGCCTCTAGGTACGGGCTGAACTCACCCGCATTAAATGACGAGATCAGTTGTGAAATCATCAGTAGATGCCGTTGTAGCGTGACTGAACGAGGTCGGAGTTAAGCCACATTGGTTTGCGGCGGGGATAGGAGTCCTGTGCGTCGATCCTCCGGGCTTCCCCAAGCATCTGCTTGAAGTCACCTTCCAACCGCTGCTTGATGTCCATAGACCCTCCGAGGGGTTTGGCGAGCTTCGCGGCAATGGCAAGCGCCAGTAGCTCCACGAACATCGGGTCAAAGAGGTTCGGGTCAACGGCAGATTTGACGTAGGTGATGGAGGCGCTGCTTTCGTCGGTCATCAGTTTGTCACCAATGATGTCAAAGTTGCAGTAAGGCTCATTGGCTTGAAAAGCGTTGAGCGTCAGAATCCGGGCAAAATCAGAGGGAAGCTGGTAGGAGTAATCCCAATCAAAGGGGGGAGGCGTGGAAAGTTGGGCAAGTTGGGTCATGCCCACGGCCCAATTCCAATCGTGCATCCGCAGTAAAGAGGCAAGCGTTGTCGAGTAGTGCAGCTTGCAGAACCGAGCTTCAATGCTCGGATCGTCCAACGACATAATCATCTGATCTCCGATTTTCGAGAGGGCAAGATTGCAGATGGTCGTGGAATCCATAGTTTTTCGAGTTGTAAAAGAAAGGGGTGGGACGCCTCGCTGGACGCCCCACCCCCGACTTGTGATTACTTACTTGGTGGTGTCGGCCAGGATGCTCACGACGCCGTTCTCAAGGAGACGGGTCGCACCGAGAACCGCTGTGGAGCGGATCTGGAGGGCATGGGACTGGGTGGGCAGAACGTCCATGTAGGACTTCTTGCCGCCGTCCACGACGACCGCCGCATTCTTGTGGTAGGCCACGCAAGTGCGGACGTTCGAGGCGAGTCCAAGCTGCTCGGAGCGAACAACCTTGAACCCAAGGAACTGATCGACATCGCCGTCCACAAGGGCGCGGACGCTGTTGAACAGATTGCTGGTCACTTCGGTCGTGCCGAGAAGATCGCTGATCTCCTTGGCGCTCACGATGAGAACGCGATCCTCTGCGGGGGCTTCGTTCGCATCAAGGATGCGCTTGGCCTCGCGGAGCTTGCCGATGGTGAGACCGCTGTTGGTAGCGGTTCCGCCGGCAGGGACGTAGTTCACAGCAACCGTCTGTCCTGCGGGGAGGGCAACGGTGGTTGTGGTGTTGTTCAGACCAAAACCAGCGGAGGTGTTGGCTGTGTTGGTGATCGTCGCGGATGCGGTGAGGGCATCGATGAGGATCTTGTCAACCAGACGCCCGTAAGCTGCGGCCTGCGACTGCATGCACTCCGAGGTGGGCAGGACAACGCTTCCGAGGAAGAGGTTGTCGAACTCGCTGAAGCGATTGGCGATGTCGTAGGGAGTCGGATACGCCCAACGGGTCGGCAGATCGCTGTTGGCGGTCGGCGTCGAAGCGTTCCGGGTCGTGACCTGGGACATGGAGGTGAGTCCATACTGGTTGAAGCGGACGGCGGCACCAGAGGCGCTGACGAACTTGGTCTTCTCCTTGAGGCGGGACTCCATCTGCTGAAGGAGGTGCTGCCAGTTGGTCTCGTACTGGATAACGTAGTGATCGGGGATCTGAAGCATAATGTTAGTGTGTTAGGGGTTGTGTAGGATACTGACTAAACCGAACAAGAGGTTGCCCCTTACGGGATCACTTAACTTCGGGGATGACCAACCTACACAGATCCACGCCTAGCAATCGCTAGAGGGGTTGCCTCTCGGTTTGTCTATTTCAAGCAACTAACATCACTCACCTAACCCGTCAACGATAATTCGCACAAAAAGATTGCGGTTTCTGAAATGATTTGTAGAGTCTAACCGCAGTCCAATGTTCCAAGGCGGGCGAGCGAGACTCCAAATCTTGCTGGCTTGGTTCGATTCCAAGGGGCTGTGCCAATATCTCGTGGGGATCTTCGGTGAACCACTGCTCTGATCGAAAGGTTGGACGCGATAAATCGGGGGCGGCAATGAGGGGGATTCTTGATCGGGCGTGACCCAATGGGTAACTGGTCTTGAATCTAGCGACCTGATCCTCCTCCGACCATTTTTGTCGGATGATCTAAAGGGGGCAAGATCCCTCCCAATAGAGGGTATGGGGGTTCAAATCCCCCTACGACTTACACATTTGCCGTCTGCCAATCTTTAACAACTCTGTTAGCTATTAAAGATACCGATGCGTTTCTTTAACAAGTAAGGTTTCCTTTAGCGGAAATTAAGGCCGGTAACGGTAGCTATAGCTGACATCCCAATCGGGTGTTATGCGGTGAATAATCGGGCTATTCTCCGCAAAAGCAAAACCCCCACCAGTTTCCCGGTGAGGGCTTGTGCATGAACCACCAAGCTAAAGGTTAAAAGGGAATGCCGTCCGTATCATCCTCTTGATACTGCTTCTGGTAGCCGTTGGCCTTGGCCTTGTTATGAGCCACCAGAGCAGGGGATGGAGGATAGTCGTCACGCCTTGGGGAATTGGCATAGCTTCCTCCTGCCGGCTTGTCGGTGATGGAGATAGTCAGCATATCCTTGCCCGACTTGGACATCTTCTCCCATGCGGCGATCTGGTACTCGACGCCTCCAAGGGTCATCTTGCCCGACCACTTGGGGGCTTTCGGGTTCTCGCTTCCCTTGAGGAAGAGGACGCCCTTGCGCTCGTTGTCGTATTGATTATCCATTTTTCAAGAGGTCAGAGACCAGATCAGCGGTTGTCTTGTCCCCGGAGGCATACTTGCCATGCAGGGGGTTGGAAGGATTGGTCATGATGTCCATCGCACGGGCCTTGCCTGCCATCATGGTTCCTGCTGTGTCCGAGTTGACGATCTTGTCATCACTCATCATCCGGGCGAGTCGGTTGAAGGCGAGGACGACCGAAGGGTCAGAGAACCCCTTGGAGTTGACATCGACGCCGGCGACTTGTGCGGCTCGACGGGCAACGCTCAACTCGACATCGTACTTGTCTCCCCACGCTTCAGCCAGGGTCTTGCGACCGGCTTCCATCTCGGCTTTCTGCTGGGAGGCTGCGGCTTCGGCCTTCTGCGACTCAAAGGCGGCATAGCGCCCCATGAGTGCGTCCATCTGCTTCGGGGTGATTCCGTTCTGATGGGCAAGGGCATTGAACTCCTTGGCAACGGAGTCGTCCCACTCGTAGCCGGCGGGGAGATCCTTGGGGCGGAGTTGGTACGCTTCGGGTGAGTCTGGCACACCGAGCTTCTTCAAGAATGCGGCTTTCTCTTCGGGAGTAGCCTTGTCGTCAGGGATCAGGATGGCATCGGCCTTCTTGCCGAGCATCTTCTGCTGCGAAACAAGGGTCTTGAGCGCCCCGTCGATGTCCTTGAACTGACCGAGGATCTGCTTGTGTTCGGATAGTTCCTTCGGAAGGCGGTCAAGCCAACCTTCAGAAAACTCTCCCTTGTCATTGACCCAAGGCGAGTTGGAGGCCGGCGCCTCTGGTGCAGGGGTCGAGAGGAGGTTATCCCCAATGGGCGAGGGGGTGCTAGGGGGCGGGGTGTTAGCCTGCTGACTCAAGAGGGCGTTTCCGTCCACGGGGTCTGCGGCAATGGCGTCAGATGTGATCATTTAGTCGATTTGGTGTGTGGGTGGGTAGTCGGTCGGGATGCGTTCGGAATATCGTGCGATGAACTCCTCGCGGGAGTGCGTCTTCTTGAACCAGAGGATGTAATCGGGGGTCAGGTCTCCCATGAGGGGGGACTGCTCTGGTTCGGGGAGGTTGTTAGTCTCGCTTGGTGTCGGGTTTTTTTGTGGTCTCGCCATTGTTGTGTTTGATTGCAATCGCCTTCATATGAAGCAGGACGCTTCTCTGCCCGTCCCTGATTGCGGCTCGGAGTGGGCAAAAGTCTCCCTTGGAATCGGGAAGGAATGCCTGGGCATTGATGCCAAAGGCTTTCTCCAAGTCGGAAATGACGAGTTTGCCTGCGTCTGTCTCAAAGTATGAGTAGGCAGCGGCAATGCGTTGGATTTCTAGGTCTCTGTCAGTAAGTGTCGGCATAGTCGGAATGGTTTGGGGGTCGTTACATCATCGAAGCCATTTGGGACTGAACGCCCTGCACCATTGCGGAATCTCCCTTGATGCCTCCCACCTTGGCGGCAACTTCGGCGGCGTGTTGTTGCGCCTGCATCTCCTGCATCTGCTGTTGGGCCTGCACCCTCTGCTGGCGCATCTGGGCGACTTGCTCCTGGGGTCGGAGGTATTCGCTATCCATGCCAGAGGCTAGTGCCGACTCGCGCACCATCTTGTCGGTGTCGAAGTTGTCAAAGATGCTTGGGTCTTGGGTGACAGAGGCAAGTGCCGCTGCCCTCTGAACGGTCGAATCGGTCGCACCCTGCTCCATGTTCTTCACGGCAAGGGCGATCCTGCTATTGAAGTTGACCTTCGGTTCGGGGATGAAGAGTTCCCCCGTCCGCCCTTGTTGGATGAGAGCTTCCGGGGGTGGGGGGAATGCGCCGTTCCTTGCCAAGATGCCGTAGACCCTCTGGAGGAGAGGGGTCAGGAGTTCGGTCGTGAGACGGGAAAAGGTAGGAGAGAACTGCGCCAGACGCTCGGCATTCCGGGCATTGACTTCCGTTGCGGTCATCCGATTCGGTGCCGCTGATTCCTCAGCGCTAAACATTTGGAAGAGGGGGACGCTGAACGCTTCCTTGATGTCGTTCTGCTTCTGCGCGACACGCTCAAGGCCGATGTCGTAGCGCCCCTGCGTTGCCCATTCGATAGGACGGGCATTGGGATCTGCGGCGTTGAAGTAAGTCACTCCGCCGGCTCGGAGGTCGATGGAGGACTCCAGCGAATCGGGAGCGAGGATGCGTGGAAAGGCGGCAAGCTCGGCTAGGGCATCCATCTGCTTCTGGAGGAAGTTGAGTTGACGAAGGTCAGGCATGGCGACCCATGAGGGCGACCATCCATAGGCCGACTTTTGCCATTTGAGGTAGCGGGTAGCCATGAAGGGCAACTCGTCGTATCCCGACTCGCGGAGAACGTGCTTGGACTTCTCCTCGACGTAGCAGGAGGCAATGGGCTTGTTCGGCCCGTCATACTTTCCCTTGTTCCTTGCGCCCTCTTCACGGGGATAGACGCCGTGGATCACGTTCCACTTCTCGTCCATGCCCTTGCCGTTGGCATCGTTGTAGCATTTGCGGACGGCATCGGAGACGCTATCAATCCCGAACTGCTGAACCAACTGGCGGGTCGTCATCTCCAGCCTACGGAACATGGTGTCCACATAGCCCTCGTAGTTCTCGGAGATGCAGAAGGTGCCGACATCGACGTTGGTGAAGGTGATGGGCAGCTTCTCTCCGGGTTCCACGAAGAGGACAGCGGAACCAAAGCATCCACGGTCTAGGTAAAGCTCATGGATTGCCTGGTGGAAGTTGGAACGGGCAAGAGTCTCCATGACGATCTCCGTCACCTCGGCAAAGTATTCCTGCACACCGTCCCCATCCTCGATCTCGCTAGGAGCATCAAAGGAACACCAACGGGAATCCGCCGGCGTGATATAGCTCATGCACCCTGCGGCAAGGACTTGGTTGGCGCGGACTCCCGTGGAATCGTAGAGACGGGCCTCACGTTCGCTGTTGGGGGTGATGGTCGTGCAGAGGATGTACGACTTGCGGGGCATCACAAGCTCCGCAATCTGCTGCCACATCGACATCCAGTAGTTGCGATCTGCCTCCAGCTTGCTCCAACGGGAGACGATCGCGGCGGCAAGCTCACTCTTGCTGTTCTCCTTTTTAGGAACAGTCAACTCGGCAACAACATCGGATGTCTTCGCCATGCGTGATTAGGAACCAAGCAGGGAACCGCTGCCCGTGGCACTGTTGGAGGACTCGGCTTTCCCATCCTTGAGGAGGGAAGCCTTGAACCCAAACCGACCGGCGTTGTTCTGCAAAGCGGACTGCTGCTGGGCGGCAACATCAGCGGAGGACGCAGTCGGAGGTGGTGGCGGGGGTGGTGGCGGGGGTGGGGGGGGGATGTTGATCTGCGGAGGGGCAGGAGGAGCAGGCGGGGAACCACCCTTGTTGAGCGCCAAGGTGGGCTTTTTATCAATGTTCTCATTTGGGTAAGGAACACCGCCGGCAATAGCCAATTCGGGCGTGAGAGCCGAAACTAATTCATCGAAAAACGATTCAATCTTGGAAAGCATTAAGCGGAATTAACATCCGCGTACTAACTTGGCAAGAGGAATTATGCGAAGAATCGCTCGGTTCTTTTATGGATTTCTTCCCATGTGTAGAACTTTAGGCGATTTCTTTTCTCGAAACAGACAAAAGGAAGTCGGACATCTGCCGCTTCAAAGGCGAGTCTCATATTGCCGGCGTGTAGGTAGACTAACCAGCAGTCAGGGTTAGCGTGTTTGACCCAGGGATTCACGATGTCGGCATGAGGTGCGTCCCTCCTAACTTTGCGCCCCATGATGAAATACTGATCGGTGGAGTGAACGTGACCATTGAGCAAGTGAGCCTCTAGGTCTTCCTTGAATGACCTAGCGCAGGGTTCCTTGCTGTAGACTGCCGCTGCTATCTCAACGGGGGTCATGGCATATCACCAATGAACTTCAGCCTGTCCTTTAATTCTTCAATCTCTGCTTGTTTCCGTTTAATGTCTCGATTGATTTTCTGCCTAATGGTCAATCGGTTTGACATTGGTACGTTTGCCCAATCTTGCAGTTCAGCAAGGATCTGATAGGTCATGCCATCCCTACGCATGAGATAGGTTGGGTCTGCTTTCTTCAAAAGAGAAACCATCTCTTTCTCTGTGATCTCAAAATCTTGAACCTCAAAGTGGTGCAATTTAATTGCGTCCAATGCCTTTAATGCTTTTGAAGAAAGTTGTTTTCGCGTTGTTTTCATAGAGTGATGTTAGGTTCTGGTCTAATTGTGTAAAGCCGGCTTTAGACTATAGCCGTTGTCTAAAGCAAGGGAACTACTCCCTATCGACCAAATCCCCAATCCATTTGCCCCTGGCCTTGTTGCCCCTGCGACGATCCACCTTCTCCCATTGCTCTCGCAACATGGAGATAGACTTGCTCTCGGAGCGTTTGCCGGCCTTGCGTCCTGATCCCTTGCGCTTGCCTCCATGAGTCTTCTTTGCCATGCACGGCACTCTGCCATTGGGACTCGGAGGTTTCCAGCTTTTGTAGGTTCCGCGCCCTGACGAGACGCTGATTGAGCCTGTGAATGCTGATCTTCATCGGAATGTTTTCTGGTTGGGTTGCCAGAATATGCCGGCCATCTTGAAAAAGAAAACATTTATTTCAAGTTCCTCGGAATCCCATGATGACATCCGGGCGACCCATCGGCCTCGGACGCCTTGCGATTGCTGTTCGGTCAACGACAAGCCCCGCCTTGATCGCCTGATGAGCTAGGGAAAAGGAGTCTGACCCGTGAGACGACCAATCGTGAACGGGGACATTCTTGATAGTGACTCCATCTCGCTCCTCCTTGGAGTGGTATGCGTCGAGTGAGTCGATCCCGTCACGGCACCCTTCCTCGTTGAAGCTGATGCGAGGGAATGCGTCGAGGGCTAGGTTGATGCCGTCCCAGACAGACATTTGCCGTGGAACAGGGACAACATTGGCTAGACCTCCGAGCTTGAGAGCTTCCTGCCAGAGTCCTCCGTTCTCCTGTGCTGCGTCATGGGGAATGAAGTGCGCCCCGTAGCGATACTGCTTCTGGGTAAGCCTGCCTGCCCAATCTGCCGGCGTCTTGCAGTCATCCCCTCCTGACAATGCCTCTAGGAAGTTGATGCGGTCTCCCACCATCTGCCAGACCCACGCCCTCTGATTGAGGGGAGCGCCTACGTCGAAGGAGGTGTAGACGGGAGCCTCCTTGAACCAGAGGACATCATTGCTGATCCTGCGCTCATTCCTAGCCTCGGCAAGTGACTTGGAGTAGATCGCACCAGGGCGCCCGACATCAAAGGAGCATTCATACTCCTGATCGTAGATGTGAGCCGGCGTCCCTCGCTTGATGTCAGAGAGTTCCTTGCTGTCCAGGATACCTGACTCGCTTGCCTTGAGTTGCAGGGTGAACCATTCGGGATTGCCCGTGGCTTCCTTCCAGAGTCTCCAGAAGGCATTGCGACCCTTGGGCGTCCCGATGAAGGTTGCCCACCCTTGGTAGTCAGACAAGCAGGGGCGGATGACGGCATACCATGCCTGCGGGTCAATATCGGCAAACTCGTCAATGATGACGCCATCAAGGTAGATGCCTCGGAGTCGTTCGTAGGCTTCCCCGGAGTAGAGGCGAATGGTTGCCTTGTTCGGGAGGGTGATCTGAAGGTCGGCCTCGTTGACTTTGACATCGGGGATCTGTACCGTGAATTGCTTCAGATAGCCCCACGCGATGTCTTTGGTCTGGTCACGGGTCGGAGCTAGGTAGGCATAGCGAAGCGCCGGCCCTTCCCTGCGATGGGTCAATGCCCGATGCAGGAGGTCTTGGATGCAGCCAAAGGTCTTGCCGCCCCTTCGATGGACAACGAGACAAGCCCAACGCTCTTCGCGCTCTAGGTAGCCTCGGAACTGCTCCCTAGGTTCCAGTTCAACTATGATCTTGGGTCTTGCCACCGATGCGGACGATGATGTCCATTCCTCCATTGAGCTCTACCTTGTCGGGTTCGTTCCATCCCTGGGCTTTAGCGACCATCTCCCCGTACTTGGCGGTAACAGGATGATCGGGTGCTAGTTCGATGTAGCGACTCCAAGCAGTTTTAAGGTACTCCTGACGCGATAGTTCTAGCTTCTCTTCTGCAATGGATCGCAGTTCCTCGACCCTTCCACTTACTTCCACTTTCTTAAGGATGTTGTGGGCGGATTTAGGATTGCCCTTGTAGCCGGCCTTTTTAGAGGCAACGGCTAGGGTTGATCCAGTAGCAAGTGCCTTTGCCAGTTTCTCTTGGCGAGGTTTGAGAGGCTTACCCATACTTGACAACAGTTCGGTTGTTTTTCTTGAGGAAGACCTTTCCTGTCAGAGGGTTGTCTCGACGCTGAATAGAATCTATTCCTTCGCTGAACGCCTTGAAGTTGTCTCGACGACCATCTCCTTTACCTTGAGTGCGTGATTTACTAACTCCCATAATTGCGGTAATTTTACTGGTTGGTTTTGTTAGGTGTCAAGGATATTAGTTTAGTAAGCCTCTCGACCTCGGCCTCGGATTTTTTAATCTCATTTAGAGCAAAGGCTAGTGACTGACGGCGTGACTCTGATTCTGCCTCTGCTTTTCCCGCTCGATTGCAAGCGATTCTAAACTCGACATCTAGGAATGAATTGATGTCCTGTGATTGGAGTAGGTCGGATTCCGTCTTGAGGAGTTGGTGGTTTAGCTTTGCAACCTCGGCCTTTGATGCATTCAGCTCTCGCTCAAGTTGCTGGCTCGTTTGCAAAAGCTGAAGAGGGTCGCGGCTTGAAAAACTTGCGGCATCGGTGCGTGGTGTGTCGGTTGTCATGCTGCTTGGAGTTGGAGTTGCTTGTTGCGGTTGCGGTACTCTGCCCGGATCGAGTCGGGCCACTTGGAGAAGGGGAAGGTTGCGGCGGTCGGGTGAACCTCAAGGGATTCCGGGTAGACTTCCCTCCTCCATGCGAATGCGTCTGCTTCGTCCACCTCTGATTTTGGCGCTGGTTTAGCCTTGGGAGAGTAGGCCGGTGCGTCCTGCCATCGGCGTTCCTCCAACCAGACATGGGGGGATGGAACGAACTTCCCCTGCTCCTCCCTCCATTTCTTTGATGATTTAAAGGCCGTCAATGCCCCTAGAACTTCGTGGAGTGGTGGCAGGAGGGTACGGACACCAGACCATGCACTTTCGGAGCGATAGCGGTTATCCTTGCGATGTTCGGGGTATTCCTTCCAGAAAGCCTCAAACTCCGCCGACCAATCCCTCTTCACCTTCACCTCCTCCACCCCCCGTTGGGGGGTAGGGGGGATATGGTTATTGGTTATTGGTTTATGGTTTATGGTTAGGTTTTGTTTTGGTTTCGTTTTGGTTTCCGTTTGGTTTTCATTTTGAAACCCAGAAGAAAGGGTTGGGTTTTGTAAGTCGTTGATTTTGCGTGGACGCCCCCCTCTTTTGCCGTTTTCCTTGGCTTTTTCGGCCTTATCTCGGTACTCGGACAGAACCTCCTCGCATTTCTTGTGAACGAGGCTTTCCCCCTCGACCTTGAAAAACTCGGTTACGACATATCGGATAGCGTCCACCTCTTCGGGAGTCCTGGCGCCTAGCCTGCGGTAAAGGATCTCGTAATTGGTGGGGAGGGGAGACTCGGAGAGGTAATACCAATCCATCATCTGCCGGTATACCCCATGTTCCAGAAGGGAGAGGTGGGAGGTGTCCCTCCGATAGTCTCCAATGTGATGCTCGTAGTAGTGCATTAAATTGATTCGATAGCTTTCTTGTAATCTTCTACCGTGGTAATGACGTTAGACTCGCAAAGGTCTGACCTCCTCAAAATGTCTAGGAAATGTCCAGCTTCGAGTATGACAAGCCACCTCCTGCCATTGCGCTTGTGAGCAACAACGGGGTACTTGGTGCCGGCGTCACACTTGGCTTGATCGTGCCAGTTGTAGGGGTTGCCTGACTCGACTCGCTTCACTTCAAAGTGGACATCTGGCAGTTCTGGGCAAACGACATCTGGGGAGTCGGTTCCACCAGAGAACTGCTGCCCTCGACGGGCCTTGAGGAAACCGGCTTCCCGTAACTGGTCGCGCCATTCCCTCTCTCCCCTGCATCCTTTGGCTCTTGAGTTGGTCATTGCTCCATCTCCTGTGCCTGGGCTTCCCTAATCTCAAGGATCGCATTCTTCAGAATGAGGCAGCGATCATCCTCCTTGCTGTGGAAGGTCTTGAGGTGCTGATACTGGTGATACAGAAGGCCGATGCAGAGTTCGATTGCCTCGTGCCGGCCCTCTGCGATCCCATCTGCGTGACCGATGCTGTAAGCCTGTTCCCATCGGTCGAGGTGGTCAATATGTCCATTTCCCTCTTTGCCGAGGTAACGGATGCCTTCCTCCTTCCACTTGCGGAGGTATAGGGGATCTGTTTCGTTGCTCATGGTTTTATTTGGATCTGGGGTTGTCTGCGCGGGTTAAAGCGGTTTTCTCTGGGTAGCCTAGTTCTTCAAGCGCCTCGACTAGAGGCCCGTAAGGTGCTTCCTCCGTGGTGAACTTGAGGTAAGTGTCAAGGTGAGGCCATCTGTCTCCGACCGTTCGGAGTGCGAAGTAATCCCACCAGACAAGCCTTGCGGCGAACTCCCTGATAGATTCGGGAAGGGCGTTGATGCGCTCCACCCATTCCTCCGGGGATCGGTCTCGCAGGGTGCGGAGTTTTTCTAACTCCTCCTTGGGTAACTTGTTGAGATTAGAGGGCATGGCTATTTCCCGTTGAGGAGTTGGTTGAGCCTGATAACCTCGGCTTGAAGCGCCTCGTTATCAGAGATCACCCCGTCGAGGGCTTCCTGTAGCTCCTCCCTGTCGGTGTCTAGGTCGCGGAGGTAATCCGAGAGGCGTCTTAACCTATTAAGGTCATCCTCTGGGAATGTCGGCGCTGCCGCCGGCCCGAAATTGATGCGTCCTACTTCCATGTTAGTTCCTCCCAAAGAGTTCTGAATGCGAGTGCTGCGGTGGCAGGGACAACTCCGTTTCCGAGAAGTCGGAGTTCGTCGGTTCGATTGTCACAGGATACGCAGAGTTCTGCATAAGAACTTGCCCACTCAAGCGAACATTCCCCCCCCGTTCTCTCGTTCTCCTTCATGGCGGCATCCAGACTTACTATGGAACTTTTGCCATCCATTGCTATTGGGGTTTTCCAACTGCTCGTCCCCTGACTCGGACTCGCATCCCCCTGCGGAGTGATCGGATTCTGGCAACTCGGCATGACCCACCCCACGGGAAGTCCCATTAGAGTCTCCACCCACCGAGGGTTCAGCTTCATTGCGCTCGGCGGTATCGGCCCCGCGACTTTCTCGTTCTCGTGTAGCACCTGACTCTGCACCGGCTTGTGGAGGTTGACTCCCTTCTCCGACTGCATTGCTGCCCTCTTCTGCCATGACTCCGTGTTCTCTGGAGGCTGAAAGCAGAATGCGTTCGGCGTTGCCCATGCTTTGATCTGGTCGTTCAGATTCCTGCTGCGTTCTGGGTTCTCCCATCGATCCGCATTGCCCTCCGCTGAACGGAAATCCCTGCTTTGAGGCGTTGCCCACGACTGCTCCCTCACTTGCTCTATCAGACAAAGACCCTGCCTCGGACTCGTCTTGTTCGGCCTCGTTGAGCTTCCGCTTGTCCGAGGAGTTACCCACGACTCTTGGCGGCTCCCAACTGAACTGCGGTTGTCCGGGTCGGCTAGGCCACCTTCCGTATGCGCTTGAACCGCTACATCCAGAGTGTCCATTGAGATTTTCCCGTTCCTCATACGCCCCCCCCCCGTAACCACCCTTGTGATCCCGTGTTGACGAAGTGGGCCAATTCGCTTCCTTCCTGACTTCCTCCTCCCATACCTTGCCACCCTTGCCGTTGGGTCGTGAACCGGGGCAAGCTGCCCTTACGGTGGGCCATGATAAAGACCCGCTTTCTCTGGTGAGGTGCGCCGACTTCAGACGCAGAGAATATGCCCCACGTCGTTCGGTAACCCAATCTGCCCAAGTCTTCGATAACGTCGGGCAACCCCAACGAGATATGTCCCTCGACATTTTCAAAGAAACAGACACTTGGTCGCATTGCAGCAATTCCGGCTGAAATGTAGGGCCAGAGGTGTCTTGGATCTTCTGTTCCGAGACGCTTCCCTGCTGCGCTGAATGGTTGGCAAGGATATCCCCCAGAGAGGATGTCCACCCGGTCACGAAACTCTGACCAAGGGAAGGTTTTAAGATTCGTCCAGATAGGAGCAGCGTCCAAGAGTCCCGCTTCCATTTTTGAGACCAAGTTCGCGCAGGCGAAGGCTTCGATCTCACTAAAAGCGATTGTCCGCAGATTTCCGATTGCTCGGTTAAGTCCGAGATCAATGCCTCCGTACCCTGCACAAAGGCTAACGTGTGTAACTGGCGAGGTAGTATCCACATGGCTCATGCTGCCTCCAGTTGGAAGGTTCGGATGAAGTAGGAGGCATGGCGCTTCCCTGCCTTGGAAGAGACCATGACTTCCTCTATGTCGTGACCGGCCCTCCGTAGCTCATGGACACGGGCAGCGAGTCGGAAGCATCCGTACTCGTTGAGTGCGTCCAGCGCCGTCAGAGGCTTGCCAGAGAGCAAGTGATCCAAGATCACCTGGGCCTGCGTAGGGTTGCTGTTGCTCACTTGGCACCTCCTTTCGCCTGCACAAGTGCGGTTGTTCCTTCGCCTTCGATGACCTCGACACCGGCGGGGAGATCCCCCGATGTGTAGGCCGACCACGCTTTCACCATCTCACCGGCCTTGATGCTCACGAACTTGGACGCCTTGGCATACCCGATTCGTTCCACGACTTCGCGTAGGACTGCCTCGACATCGTTGACCGATGCGGCTCCCTTCCTCGTCTGCAACTTCCATCCGGGGACGGGGATACCGGCCTCCAACTTGGCTTTAAGCGCCTCCTTGATGCCCCAACTATCGAAGATGCCTTCCAACTTCTTGAAGGCGTCCATGTAGGCTTCGGGCCTTTCAAGGGCATCCGACTCCGTGAAAAGGAGTTTCTCCCTGACGGGAGTGATTGCTTCAGCGGCGGGTAGAGTCCAGACGGGACACTCCTTACGCTTGGCGCACCAGTTACAGAACTGGTTCTCCTTCGGGCCTTCCTCCATGCCCTTGATCCGTTCGATCAGGGGGTAGATCAACTCTGCCGCCGACTCACGGGTGAAGCTCGTTGCGAATGCTTCGGAATCGTCGTTGTCGATAGGGACGATGACCGCCTGACATTCGTCGGCGTCCTCCTGCTCCATGAGGGCGAGTGAATAAAACGCCATCTGGTGAAGGTAGGTATCGGGCGACTGCACCCCGGACTTCCAATCCAGAAGGACAAGTTTCCCGTCTTGGGAATTTCCCCAAAGGTCAACCGTGCCGAAGCTGATCTGGTTGAGGTCGTTGTCGAGAAGCTGAACCTCCTCTTCAATGCCCTGCACCGAAGCGATGTAGTTCCGCGCCCTATCTGCCGCCCTCTTGAGGAGGGGGTCAAAAGGGGTCTCGCGGCGGTTGAATGCGTCAGCCAACTTCTCGTGGAGTTCGGTTCCACGATTCGCGGCCTTGCCTACGGGCTTGCCCGTAAAGTGCAGGCAAGCTGCCTTCTTGTCCAGCGACGAAGGCGAGAGGGTGGGGTGGTGCCGGCTCATGCTTCGTCCCCCTCGTATTCGTTGCCGAAGTTGACGGCGTATGCCCGATCCCATGCAGCATTGAGAAGGGCCACTTCGTATTCCCCCCATAGGCTATCTTTAATAACTCCCATCTCCTGCATTTCGTTTATGGCAATCGTCATCGGATTTTCTTCCTTGAAGGACTGGATTGCCTCATGAATCCTCTCGGCTAAATCCGCAGACTCTCCGATAGCCAAATGCTTTAGGTCTGCTTTGTTCATGCTGCCTCCTCCATTGAAGCTACGACTGCGAACTCAATGACCTGGGGCCAGTTCTTAACCAGACGCTTTAGAAGCGTGTCCTTTACATCAGCAAGGTATTCCACCTCGGAGTTGATGAGTTCTTTACTACGGAGGAAGGCGAGAACCTGATCCTCGGTGAGCTTGTCCTGATCTGCCAACTCGTAGACCTGATCCAGAGGGGAGACCTTCTCGACCTTGGGAGCGTCGATGACTTGGACGACTTCTTGCTCGATGATCTCCTCCTTGATCGGAGGGAGGCTTGCCTTAACCGCTTGGAACTTGCCGGTGGATACGGGTCGGGAATCGAAGTCCTGCACCTCCTCTGCGAGGTAGACGCCATTCAGACAGGCGGGGAATACTGCCCTAACACCCTCCGCAACCGTCCTAGCGGAGAGCATGGCGGTAGGATACTGCTTCCATGTCTGCTTGCCCGTGAGACCGGCAGCATGGGCGCGATCCATCGTCCAAGAGACTTGAAGGGTGCCGCCGGCAGCGTGGCTGAACTCTGCCGTGCATTCGTGGTCATTGCGGACAAGCCATTGGATCTTTCCGCCGGCAGTCTGGAACCTTGCCAATGCCGCCTGACTCTTGAGAGCAGGGCGACCCTGGATGATGTCAAACTCTGCGGCGACCGATGCAGGGTGGCGGCCTTCGCTTTGGGCCACTAGCATAAGGGCGACCGCCTGATCTGGTGACTTGAGACCGAACAACCCGCTTTTGGCGATTGCCTGCGCCATGCGCTCCATGTCGCTGAACGGGATGACCTCTGCTGGCTTGACCGCAAGGGTCATTTGATTTTGGGTACTCATAGCTTCGGGTGTTCTTTAGACGGTTCGTCCGGGCTACTTGAGGTCAGGGGACTGCAATCCCTTGGCCTCTCTGTTTTCGTAGGGTTCGTACTCATCCCTTGCGGTGATGCGACCAAAGAAGAAGCCGATAAGCCCAGATAGGCAGAAGGCTCCTGTGATGTAGTATGGTGTTTCCATTTTTCGGTATGTTTTCGGTTTGTTTTGTTTGGGTTGGACTAACGGACTAACGCTGCAAAAAGGAATTGAGCTTCATGTAGGAGGGGCGCTTGTCAGGAGACTGCGCGGCCCACCAAGAGCGAACGTGCTGGAAGAATGCGCGGATCATTTGAAGCGAGTCGCGCTGACGGTGAGGGCAAGAAGGCCGAACAGGATTCCGCAAGCGATGATGTCGAGCTTTGTCATGGTTAAAAAAGCGTTGCCATTGATATGCTGTTCATCTATCAATCCGCTTCCTCTTCGACTTGCTCTTGGTGGATCATCTTCAAGATGCCCCTGACGTAGTTGCTGATAGGCCGGTCGTGTACCGCAGCCTGCTCTTTAATTTGCTTAAACAGATCGGGGTCTACGCTGACCGCGATGGTGATCTTTTTTGTTTTCGACATTGGGTTGCTGTTGAGGTTGGTAGCACCCGTTATTCATGACATACATTGCAGATGCAGTTTTGTCGTGGATAAGCGGATTGCTTATGCGAGACTACGCGTTTTAATTATGCCGTCAACAACTTTTCTGAACTTTTTTTAAAAAAAGTTCTACTCTGACAAATTCAATGCTTTAGCAATGAAAGCACCCCTCGCCTCGTCTTTTCGGAGTTCGTCGAGCTTTTCCCAACTCGCTTTGTTCATGGCAACGGAACGGGTAATCATGGTGCGGCCTTTGCCACTACCAGATTTTCTGCCGGCGCCTGCCCTGCGCCCTCCTCTTGGCTTGCGGTAGAGGCGTAGACCAAGGGCCATTCCATTGACTACCAATCCCCCTACGGACTCGCTCCCGTAGCTGTCATTTACGAGTCGTCGGATGGTTTTCTTTTTGGGGTCTGGTTCGCCGGGAACCCACCTACCATCGGCCTCTACGGACAGCAGGGGCTTTAGCGTGATCCAATATCCCTGCCGGTTGGTGATGCGAAAATACAACCATGCTCTTGTGTCGTTTCCGATCTTGGCGACCACCGTGTTTCCCCGCACGAATGCGTTGATATTCATGCATCAACTTCTGCCCAAACATGATTCTTGCCAACTACTTTTTCTGTAGATGCAAACACAAGAGGATACTGGACATCTTTAATCAATGTTAATTGCGTACCCCCCCCCCCCATAATGACTTACAAATATATCTTTTTTTAATCTTCGTAAGTTCTGTGAATGTCTTATGAAGTAATGTGAAAAGGTTTTATTTATGAATCCTTCTCCACCCGTCTGCCCACAAAACGGACGCCATTCGTTGAGCGATCTTGACGATGGTCTCTTCCTCAAATTCGGGCCAGATGCAATGGGCTACTTCGTGGATGGTAGAATCAAGCCTGTCCTTGGACTTCTGGCGAGGGTCTAGCTCGATATGCGGCACCGGCCCATGCCAGCACAATCCTAGGGCGGACTCCTTGCCGAGCTTGCGCTCGGTCAGGCGGATCGTTTTTGGGAATTGCATATGCGAAAGTGCGGGACGGGGTATAGCTTCTCGCCGGCGGGGACATTGAACTTGCGTGTCTCAACGAGACCTAGCTTTAGCGCCTCGCGGAGATGCTTGGTGGTTTGGGAAGTAGACTTGCCCGTTTCGTTTGCGATCTCGGCAACGGTCTTAAATCCTGGGGGAACCTCGTCGGCTACCCGCTTGCCGGCGCTTGAAAGGATGGCAAGCCAATCGTTTGGTGTTTTTACAGGGGCAGTCGCCATGTCTCGTTGGGGTTGCGTTGGGTGATGTGCAGGGATGATTGGTTTAGCTCCTCGCAGTATTCGCCCCATAGGAAGGCTTGCGTCCACGCTAGGGTTGCCCTGCGGGTATTGGCGTAGTCCATGCCGCCCCTCTGGGTAAGGGTGCCGATGTTGTAACCCGTCCCCCCCGTCATGGTGCGCGACGATTGAATGGAGACCTTATGGGTGTGTCCGAACGCTACCTTGGTTCGCTTGCCGTTGCAGTAGGTCTCTGCCATGTCGCGGCTTGCCATCTCATTGAAGATGCTGCCGTGCGTGAACCCGATGTCGGCAATATCTACCATCTGGAAAATGCCATCGTAGGGAACGAGACGGGCCTTGAGCTTTTGGCAAGTCTGCTCCATAGCCTCGACGATCTTGTGCGCTGCATAGGCAACAGGGGCTTGGGGGGATGACCTTGCCTTAAACGCTCTCACCTCATGGTTTCCGCAAAGCACGATTTGCGGTCGTAGCTCTCGGAGGTGTTGCAGGCCGGTATCAATATCGGGGATTAACGGCTCGGCCTCGGAGACTCCCTTGGCGCCACTCATGAGGGAAGTCAGGTCAACGAAATCGCCCAGGTGCAACGTGGTCGTCGGCTTAAAGCGCTCTTTGAAGGTAAGGACGGCATTCCATGCTTCTTTATCGACGTAACGAGCATGACTGCACGACGCAGCCATCAGGCGCTTCCACTTGTGGGTGATGTTCGCCATCAGTCGTTGCTTTGCTTGTGACGGTGACGGGGAGGGTGGGCGTCTGTGAGGTCTTTAATCATTCCTGCCGCTTCGTGTAGGCCGACTTCATCGGTTGCCATGAGTTCGGCAACGGCTCGGATTGCTTTTAGGCGCTTGCGGAGATGGTGGAAGTACGAAACGAGGTCGAGGATTTCGTCTTCAAGCTGATCGGCGTACCACTCGGCACCCGCTGACCAGAATGCCGTCTTGTGTTCGGCTTGGCCTTTAAGGTACTTGGCGATCCCCTTTTCGGATGCGTCACCCCAGATGTCTTCAGCGTCTCGTTCTGGTGTCATTTTAAAAGTAGTAGTAATCCTCGTCCTCGTTGGATTCACGGGGGCGGCTCTTGGGCTTGAGGGTTTTGACTGCCTTGCGGATAGCGTCCCTGTTGGAGATTGCCGTAGCCCCTACGACACGGGGTTCTGCACCCCCGTCAATAGCCTCTAGGATCTCTTGCAGGCAGTTGGATGCGGTCTCGTTGTTCATGCTACGATTGGCTTGCCGGCTTTTACCCGTTCGCGCATTTGAGCAAGCGTGAGGCCGGTCTTGAATTCGACATGGGGTTCATCCACGAACTTCCACGACCCGCCCCACTCCAGTTGCGGGAACTTGGCGACGACCTTCCCGATGTGATCGTAAAAGGGAGAGTCCTCTAGGTACTTGCCGCCTACGAAGAGACCCAAATCCAGCGCCAGCCCGAAATTATGTCGCGACTCGCCACCTCTGGCCCGACTCACGATCTTACCTGGCTTCGTGCGTCCTTGAGCGTAGATCGCGTCCTGCTCTGCCCATGTGCGAGTGCCGGCGATGACGACGCAATCAACTCCGAGTTGTTGGAAGTGCTTCTTGGCCTCGATCACGAAAGCCTCCATCACGGGGCGCACCTTGGGGAGCAAGGTG